GGTAGCGCATTTTCAAGCCAAAGAATTGAAACTCCGTCGAGGTAAAGGAGCCGGACAAGGCCGAGGCCAGGTCGTGTGCGGCTTGGAGCGCGGTGCCGTCAAAGAGTTGTTGGGTCCGTGGGGTGCCGGGGGTATAGTGCCAGCGGATCGAGGCGCGAGAGGGACGCATCAGGTGCGCGAGGTTCTGCCATTTCTGTTCATAACTTGCCCGACGTTGTATAAGGGCATCATGTCTCTTGAAACGCTGCGTAAGTTTGTCAGGCTGTAAGAATGGTAATGCCATCGTTATATGCGTGCAGCTCTACGCCGCAGTACTTCTTTTTTGAGGTTGCAGTTAGCGCACAGCACTTGATACCCAGAGGGGTAGTCGTGCTTCCTTAGATGGTTATAAAGTTTATCCCCACCACAAGAAACCATAAACAACTTTCCGGTTCTTGAAGCCCTAACAGTTCGCTCCTTACAGCCATCGTTGTTAACGTGGTCTAAGCACAGAACATCTAGGTCTCCATGCCCACACCACTTACAAACAGCATCGCCATTTGAGTACATATTGATGGCCGCTTCTTTGTTTAGAAAACGATAGTCATTGGTTTTCTTCCTGTTCACGGCCAGATTGTCTTGACGATATTGCGCCGAGTATGCTTGGCGATTTTTATTTTCACGGTTTAGCTGCAAGATGTGTCCGCGGTTAGCGTAATAATACTGACTTTGATATTGAGGGCTGTGGTTCATCCGAGGACCGACCTCCGTGGTTGGGCCGGTTGGAGCGTGGACGCATTGACACTCTGGCCTGGCTGATAACTGCCGAGGACAGAACTCTGTCGTTTCGCGGCACGGGCGCGTCGGCTTTCCGCGTCTGCGGTCTGCACGGCGGCCGCTGCCGCCTTGGCTTTATTGGCGACATCAATGGCGGAGGTATCGAGTCCAGGGGGTGCAGGACTCACGGCTTTCACCAGTCCCAATCCTGGAGGGATTGCCGTCAGTACATTGCCTCTATCCATACGGTCTCGACCTGGCTGAAAGGGTTTCTCACGCGCGAGTTCACTGAAGCCACCCGTTGAGACTGCGGCGACCGAACGCAAGAGAGTATCGCCCACGCCCCCGCCCATCAGTAGCCTCGCTTCTTTTTCTTGGCCATGACGCCTCCATAAGATTAGACGTTTCTAATAATGTGTATCCTATACGCCACAGTTTATTCGCATGTCAAGCGGTACTGAACAGGAGAGGGGTGGTCACGTCCACCCATAACCACCTTATGCGTAGTAGCGGACACAGTCTGGGAGTTTGTGAGGGGTTGTCAAGTCCACCCATAACCACCGTATGCGTAGTAGCGGACACAGTCTGGGAGTGTGTTCCGAAAAGGGACTGGAGGAATGAGGCGTCCCGTCCCTGGGGACTGGAGGCATGACAGCCTGCGTCCCCTGCGAACATTAGAGGATTCTAATGTTGTTCTAATCTCGTTCTAATGTTGGCGTGCTACAATAGGACGATCGCGCGAGGGAGTTCCCCTCAGAGACGAGAGAGACAGGCGGAAAGAGACACGGACCGTCGCCCCTTGGGGTCAGGCAGGGGTTCCCATTCTTATCTGAGAATCTCGGCTCCGTCTGGATCGAGGCCAAAGTCAGATTCGTATTCGCCCGTTTTGTCGTAGGTCATGGGATCGAACGTGGTCTGGTAGAAGTTGGGGACGCGCTCTGGCAGGTGGGTGCGCACGCCGAGGCAGAGGGTTTTGAGGGCGTCGGCGGCATGGGACGCCCATGAATGGTGGGGTTTGGATTCGTACTCCTGTTTCTCCTCATTATACTTCTTATGATAACTCGCCAGACAGTCGGTGCCGCTATGGCCGCGATAGCGGATCTTCCCCGTGGTGGCGTCATGGAAGCGGAAGCGCGGGAACAGGCGACGGACGACGCCAATGCCTTCTTGGACATCGAGGCGCGGGGTGACGGTCACGCTCACGTGGACCTCTCGACACGCTTTCACCACAATCTCCTCCGCACTCTTGCCCGTGCCCCATTCCGTCTTCGCCGCATCGTGCGGGAGGAACACCTCTTTGTGCTTCCACGGCTTCGCCATCATGTAGCGGAAGTAGTGAAAGAAGTCTTCGCCCGTGGCTTCGTAGTAGTCGATCAAGCGAATCTCGTCGCCAATCAACTGCGAGGACCAGATGGCGGTTTGGTCGTCGATCCCGATGTCCCATCCGCTGATGACCGGGAAGGCCGGGTCGTGCGGGAAGTGGCCCACGCGATCCTGGAGGAACGCGTCACTGAGTAGGCGTCCATAAAAGCTGCCTTGCATGGGGGCGTCAAAGGACACGTAGTACTCTTGTTGGGCGAGGTCGGGGTCCATGCCTTGCTCGATTTCCTGTGCGACAAATTCAGGGGTAATCACGGGCGTCACGCCGTCCTGCAAGGTGGTCGTGGTGATGTCGAGGTGCGAGAGGAACCAATCCTTCGGATGGTCCTTCGCGGTTTGGTAGAGCCGATAGCCGTGATTGCGTCCGCGTGGGGTATAGAGGAACCACGCCCAGCCGCCGTTCTCCGCCAGGATGGGGCGGGTGAGATCCCACGCCATCGGGTTCTGCACGGGATACTCCGTAAAGAGGCAGCCCACGGGATTAATGCCGATGAGGTTTTGATTGATGTTGTCGGTGCCGACGAGTTGAATCATCGAGCCGTTCGTCAACTCCAACCGCAGGTCCGTTTCGTTCTTCCCTTCGGTCCCCGGCTTCAGCAGTTCTTTCGGGATGTAGTCGAGGAACGGCGTGCCCGCTTTATCCATGCCCTTCCACACAATCTTCTTCGCCAACGAGAACGTGGGAAAGTAATAGTTATACAAGCCCACGCGGGTGAGCGCCCCCTGCATCAGGAGTTGCAGGCCGTGGAGGTCCTTGCCATGTCGGCGGGGCCAGATGCAGACGCCACGGAGCACGCCGTTCGCACGGGCCTTCAAGGACGCGAGTTGGTAGGGGCGAGGCTGAAACGGGAAGACGACGTTCTCACCGCGTCGGGCCATTAGGCGCGGATCGTGACGCGGTCGTGGGCGTCACGCACGGTCCCCGCACGAGCGGCGACCCGCCCGTGACGCGCGGGCTGTGGACGCCCGACCTCGTCCGTCTCCTTCGTGGGACGGGTCTCGACACGGTCACCGGTCCAGGGGCTCATGTCGGCGTCTCCTCGGTCGGGGTCACATCAATCGTATCCGGCTGCATCCAGTCGGGCAATTCGAGCGTGTGCACGACCGTCACGGTTTGCTTCGACGGCGGGGCCTTCAGGCCCAACACGTCCGTGAGCGTCCGCGCCGCTTCCAACTGCACCCGTAACGCCGGGGTCGTCCGCTCGTCCGTCACCCGCCCCTGATGCGCGTAGTACTGCGTCTCCGTCGCCTCCAACATCTGGGCGGCCTTCTGCATCGCGGAGCCCGCCAGCGCCGCCAGCGTCTCCTCCGTGTAGCCCGCCGCACTGAGCAACCGCTCCCTGGGCGAGTCCCCCCCGGGCATATAACCCGTCGGGGATCTCAACGACGGCGTGGAACTCCGGGAACTTCGTGGCGCGGACAACAAGGAGTTCCGACGGATAGATGACGCGGATTTTCCGGCGGCACCAGGGGGTCTCGGCAATGGGGATGTAGCGGTAGTGGGCGGGGAAGCCGAGTCGGTCGGTCCAGAGCTTAAGCGTTTCATGCTTCATCCCTAACGTCTGCGCCGCGTACCGAAACCACACCGGATGCTCGCACGGCCCCACCCACTCGTTTAAGCGCACCTTCATCGGATCGGATCGCCAGGACGATACCCGGTGGTCGGATACACCGGCTGCGCCCCAGGCACCCAAAAAATGTCCTTGGGCGTGCGAGGCATCCACTCGGGTCCCCTCGCGTGCGGCCCCTGCGGGACCATCCCCAGCGGCGGATCCGGCATGGGTGGGTAGGCCCACGGGTCCGGCTCTCGCACACACCCGATCAGACTCAGGAGCCCCAGACTCAGTAGCAGGACGCGCATACCACTCCTTCTACACCCCCTCCCCTCCCCCTGTCAATACCCAGCCCAAAAATACTCCACCGGCTGCGTCCCCTCCGTGCCTGCCCTCCACCCACTCGGCTCGGTGCCGCCCCCTCCGTCATGCGTCTCCACCCCCTCTCACGGGTGCCGGTCTCACTGGATGTCCGAAAACCACTCTGCTCCCTGCAGGTCTACAGGCACACATGCGGACGCCGCGTTTTTCCCCTCCCCCCCCCCTCGGTACTACCTAGGGAGAAGATGCGAGGGACGTACGACCTAGGGAGATGATGGGAGGGGCGTACTACCTAATGAGAAGATGCGAGGGACGTACGACCTAGGGAGATGATGGTGATGACGCCGACGACTCGTACAGGGCTGCGTGAGGCTCTAGTCCCCCCGTCGTCCCCCCGTCGTGTCCGCTCGCGGTGCGGCGCGCGGCGCCGTGGTGAGTGGGTCGGCTGGCTAGGTCCCGGGCTCGGGGAGCGTGAGGGGATAAGAGGGGAAGGGGATTACGCCGTCGGCCGGGCGTGCGCCCTCGCTCGGCATGGCTGGGAGGCGGAGTGGAGGGTGCGCGTCACGCGGGGGGATCGAGACCGGCTGCGATTCCTACGGCCTTGGTCGCCGCGCCCTTGTACAGGCCTACGGAATCCATGGCCTCACGAGGCGTTCGGCTCTAATAGAGAGATCAGACTCCTTTTGAGGAGGCGGTGTCAAGCATTATTTTTTCAGCCTTATATATTGCGGAGTTACGGCTTGACAGACAATGCATGACACGGCATGACAATAGAGGACACGGCCGCCTCCTCACGAGGGCAGCATGGACAGCATGGCCACACGGTGGCACAGGTGCGCCTCACGGCGTCGAGTCTGCTCCTCTCCCCCACACGACCGCGCAGGCGGCCCTCATGCGACCCACAACCGAGCGCATGATGTCGAGGCACAATCAGGGCGTACGGGAGAGCCCATGACCGTCACCCCCCACCAGCTGAACGGCCCGGCACGGCCGAGCACGCAGGCGTCCACCCTGGATCCAGGCAGGCGGCACGAGGCACGAGAGTGGTGGCCGGACGAGGACGCCGACGGGCGGTGGGAGGATCGGAGGCAGTCCGTGCCAGGGGAGGAGCCACCCGTGCCTGGCCCACTCGCGCGAGCGGGGACGCCCAGGCGCTCCGTATTTGCAGCGCACCCAGACGCGAGGGCATGGCGCGCGCGAGTCTGTGCGGCACGGGAGACACGGACACGCCGATGGCGAAGGTCTCTGTGCCACGACCGCCACGGACGAGCGGGACGCCACGACACGCCTTCAGGCCTTCGAGGATACCCGTGAGCCGACCTGGCCGTCTCTCCTCACCTGGGGACTGCTAGGGGCCTTCTCGATCCTATGTGGGTGGACGGTCACACTGTCATGATGGCCATACGGCCGGAACGGGATGCGATGACTCCGATCGACACAGCACCCGATCGAGGTCACGGGATCGAGTGGCATGGGCGGGTCCACGGGTATGGCGATGACACGCAAGCGGGACGGCCTACCATCGCCTCGTGTCGGGCGTGGAAGTGGCGAAATTGGCCGACGATCGACAAGACTATTTTCCTCGTGGCAAGTGGGCCACGATCCAAAACATACAGGCGAGAATGGCCTTGTGCCTCGACATTGAATTAGCCAAGAGCAAAGAAGAAAGGAAGGTACGAACATGACACGTCAAGAAAGTTTCCTGGCCATGAACAGAGATCGGGCTGATCGTGGAACCCATATCATCGACACCTATCGGCATATGCACGAGGAATGGTCCAGCGCAGAACAGAAAGGCGACGCATGAACCGCCACAACCCCCAATACAGTACCGCCTATGACGCCGCTGACGCATTGCCCACCCAAGCAGCCCTTGTGCCTCGCGTGCCTCGCTGAGCTAGCGCGACGGCAGCGGATCAGCCGCGCCAAGCAGGGGCACCATATTGGTACCGCTAACAAAATGGTTGACACACAGAGAAAGGCCATGTAGAAGATGCCACTAGACGAGAGATACGGTTGCAGCGTATCATTGTCGCCACTGTTTCGGGGGAAACCCCTTCACGCGGCCCAATGGATGTTGCTGCAACCAGCATTCAGCGGGCCGCTTCTTTTTGCCTCTCGTTCGCGCAGTTCTAACCGCTTCTTCTCGCGCAGCTTCACCCGCAAGCCAGATAGAAACACGATGGCCGTGTGGGCCTCTCGCCCCACAAGAGACGCTGTGCGAAACATCGCGTGCCGAGGCGATGGCGTGATGCTACTCACGCAAAACATTAAACTCGTTGGAGAGTCTTGGCCCCATTCCTCTCCTCCCATGCTCAGCTCGTGTGCCCGTAGCACAGCGACAGATCGTAGCGCAATAAGTAATCCTGGCATCACTCCCGCTCTAATGAAGAGCAGAGGGAGAAAGAAAGGGGCCGGTGACTTCAGATGAATTTTCAATCGGTGTCATTATTCGATCAATTTTGGTCGCATTACCCCGCCCGTAACGGCAGGCCGAAGGTCGGGAAGCAGCCGACACTGTTGCTGTTCCGTGAGCTGGACGAGTCGGAGCAGGCCGACTGCGTGCAAGCGGGCATGTTTCAAGTCTACTCATCACCTCATGCGAGCCGGCGCGCCGTCGCCGGCAGATTGGACGAGCACCATGAGCAGCGTGACTGATATGACGGGCCATAGGACAGGCACTATGACAGGCACACGGCTATCATTCCGGGGAGATGATTGCCTTAAACGTGCGGTGGTCGAGCGCGTGCGGGAGCATCAACGCTTGGATCAGATGGCCCAATCCATCTATTGGGACGGCAGCAAGGGCTGTGCGATTGGCTGTGTACTGCACAGCAGCGAGCATATGGCGTTTGAGCAACAGTTGGGTCTGCCGGTGTTTCTCGCCTACATGGTCGAGCATATTTTTGAAAGACTACCGCTGGAGCAGGCGAAGGGATGGCCGTTGCGGTTTCTCGAGGCGGTGCCGGTCGGGGTGGACCTGACGTTGGTCTGTCCGCGCTACCTGCTGTGGCTCTTGAGTGATCCTGACGGAGTACGACGCTACGCCGATGCGCGGACGGTGCCGATCATGGATACGCTGGTGGCGATGTATGCAAGACGGGTTGAGGGTATCCCGTTTGACGTGGCCGCCGCAAGTGACGCATGGGCCGCCGCACGGGCCGCCGCATGGGTCGCAGGGGCCGCAGGGGACGCCGCCGCACGGGCCGCCGCACGGGCCGCCGCATGGGTCGCAGAGGCCGCAGGGGACGCCGCCACACGGGCCGCCGCACGGGCCGCCGCATGGGTCGCAGAGGCCGCAAGGGACGCCGCCACAGAGGCCGCAGGGGACGCCGCATGGGTCGCAGAGGCCGCAGGGGACGCCGCCACACGGGCCGCCGCACGGGCCGCCGCATGGGTCGCAGAGGCCGCAAGGGACGCCGCCACACGGGCCGCCGCTATGCAAAGGCAGGCCGACTATCTCATCACGCTGCTCCAGGGCTATACGAGTCAGCCGTTGGCCGATCTGCCACCTTGCACCGAGCAATTACAGGCGCTCCATTTTACCGTGAAAGGAGGAGGCACGCAATGACTAGCATGCGCCGTAGCGCAACGATAATATCGAATAGTGGCGCAAGAGAAGATCCTGGCATCCCCCTCGCTCTAATGAAGAGCAGAGGGAGAAAGAAAGGGGCAGGTGTATTCACATGAATTGGCTGATCGGAGATTATATTTTGGCGGTGTCGATGACCTTGAACGGCAGCATGGCGCTCGCCTACCTGTATCAAGGGCATTGGAAGCAAGCAGGCTACTGGTTCGCCGCACTGCAACTCAACTACTGGCTGATGGGGATGAAATAATGGACTATCAGACGTTCCTGAAAACAAAAATGAAACGCTTCGATGGTGAAGGTTTTGCCTGTGAACGATCACAGCTACCATCGGCCATGTTTGAATGGCAGCAGAAGATCGTGCAATGGGCGTGTAAGAAAGGGCGCTGTGCGCTCTGGGCCGATACGGGACTAGGGAAGACGATTATGCAGTTGGCCTGGGCCGATCAGGTCGTGCAACAGACAGGGCAATCCGTCTTGATCTTGACGCCCTTAGCTGTCAGTGCGCAGACCGTGAAAGAGGCGACTCGCTTCGGCTTGCACGCGACGATTGCGCATGGAGCCGAGGGGATACAGGGGCCAGGCATCTACGTGACGAACTATCAAAAGCTGCATCGGTTCGATGCGTCGATCTTTGGTGGCGTGGTGCTGGATGAGTCGAGTATATTAAAATCATTTCAAGGGAAAACCAAAACGCTATTGACGGAGACCTTTGCCATCACGCCGTACAAGCTGGCCTGTACGGCCACGCCAGCGCCGAACGATCAACTCGAACTCGGCAATCATTCCGACTTCCTCGGCATCATGCCCCAGAAGGAAATGCTGGCACGCTGGTTCCTGAATGACTTGATGGGCAATATGTCTTGGCGCTTAAAGGGCCATGCCAAGCAGGACTTCTGGCGTTGGGTCGCGTCATGGGCCTTGGTCCTCCGTTCACCATCGGACTTGGGCTATGACTCCACCGGCTATGATCTGCCCGCCCTGAAGATTCATCATATCACCATTCCCACCGAGGGCATTCGTATCAACGGGATGCTCTTTGCCGATGCGAGCTTGTCGGCCACGACATTGCATGAAGTCCTGCGACAGACGGCACCGATTCGGGCCAGGAAAGCGGCAGAGATTGTGGAAGGATTGAAGTCTGAAAGCTGCTTGCTCTGGACGCATACCAACTATGAAGCGGATGAGATTCGCCAGGTGATTCAGACCGATGAAGTGCGAGGGTCTGATAGTGATGCGCACAAGGAATTGATGCTCTTGGGGTTTGCCGATGGCACGGTGACGCGACTATTGACCAAGCCATCGCTGGCCGGATTCGGCATGAACTGGCAAGTCTGCCACAACATGATCTTCGTCGGCATGGATTACAGCTATGAGAAATTCTATCAGGCCGTGCGTCGATGCTGGCGCTATGGGCAAACCAAGGAAGTGAACGCCTATCTATTGTGTACCGATATGGAGTGGCGGCTGTTCGACTCACTGAGCAAAAAGCAGGCGAGCCATACCCAGATGCAGGATGAAATGATTGCCATGATGAAGGAGGAATATGCTGAACTTACGAATCAGAGGTGAGGAAGTCTCAAAACAATCCGGCGAGGACTGGACGTTGTACCACGGCGACTGCGTGCGCGTGGTCTCAGCCTTGGAGGATGAGAGCATCGGCCTCTCGGTCTTCTCTCCCCCGTTCTCGAATCTCTATATCTACTCGGACTATTTGGAAGATATGGGGAACTGTGCGACCCATGAGGAGTTCTTTGCGCACTTCTCCTACTTGATTGAGCAACTCTATCGCGTGACGAAACTGGGCCGACTCTGTGCTGTCCATTGTAACGATCAAACGCGGCAGAAGGGCATTGAAGGCGTCTGCGGTCTGTACGATTTCCCTGGCGAGATCATTCGCCAGTTTGAAGCGAAGGGCTGGACATTTCATAGCCGCGTGACCGTGTGGAAAGATCCGGTGATTGAAATGCAGCGGACCAAGAACATCGGCCTGCTGCATAAGCAGATCAAGAAAGACTCCTGCGCCTCACGCATGGGCCGCGCTGATTATATTCTGACGTTCCGCAAGAACGCGCTGAACGAAGCGAACTACCCCGATCCGGTGACTCATACCGCTGAGGATTTTCCGGTTGAACAGTGGCAACAGTGGGCCTCGCCTGTTTGGATGGATGTCCGTCAAACGCACGTCTTGCAATACCGAGACGCCAAAGACGATGAGGACGAGCGGCATATCTGCCCCTTGCAGCTCGATGTGATCGAGCGGTGCATTGCGCTCTGGTCGAATCCTGGCGATGTGGTGCTCAGTCCGTTTGCTGGCATTGGAAGCGAAGGGTATCAGGCCTTAACGATGAAACGAAAATTCATTGGAGCAGAACTGAAGGATTCCTATTTTGATGTGGCTGTGCGAAACATGGAGACAGCCATTGCCGAACGTCAACAAGGATTGTTACCACTATGAATCAAGCTATCTCATTATTTGAGCGGTTCTGGTCGCATTATCCCGCACGCAACGGCAGGCCCAAGGTGGGCAAGCAGCCGTGTCTGTTGCTGTTCCGTGAGTTGGAGGAGTCCGAGCAAGCGGAGTGCGTGCAGGCCGCGAAGCATTATGCGAAGGCGAGCAAGCCGAAAGCTGATGGGTCGTTCACGCCGGAAGCGAGAGACGCGATCCGCTTCCTCAAGCAGGACTGGTGGCGGGATTGGGTGGAGGGGCCTGCGGTGGTCTGTAACTTTCGCATGACTCCGGCCTGTAGTAGCGCGGTACTGGACGGCACCGAAACCTGCGAGTTTCATATTGCGTATAGAGCCAAGCTGGAAAGGCTGAAGGTGGGGACGTGAACATTGTCAGGATGCGAGGCTGTATCCATCGCAAGGTGCATGCCAATGTCGTGACGGATTGTGGACTCTGGAATCAATACGTGCATGAAGGGCCGTCCTATTTTACCTATGACGATGATACGCCGCGAGTCCGTTGCCCCGCGTGCTTCATCAAGTACTATCAACGACTGAATAAGCTGGCCGCGAGGCGGGCGTGAGGCAAAAGATACCGCTTGACATGCGCTATACACCAGTGTATACTCTGGTCATTGGAGGTTAGGCAATGCGAAAAGAATGTGATCTCACGGGCTGCAAGAAGAAGTTTATCCCGCGCACAGAAGAACATCGTTTCTGTTCCTCGAAGCATAAGAATCTCTGGCATGCACGGGAACGGCAACGCATCATGGTCATGGTGCGACAGTTAGGAGTAGGGAGATGAACATATTAAGGCAGGCTAAGGAGACGCGATGATGGACGATCTGCTGGACACGATAGATCGGTTACGCAAGGAGCTGGCGACGGCCAAGGCCAAGATTGCAGAGTTGGAGCAGGAATGTGAACAGGAACATTGCGATATTTTAGTCTGTACTGAATGCGGGCGTACATCCAAACATGGATGGATCGGGGTCGTCTATGAAAGCACGCCGAATAGTGCAGAAGAATATGATACGAAATGTCCTGAGTGTGGTTCGATGAGTCTGGATGAGGATGCGCGTAGTGTCGTGAACGAATTAGATACGGCCAAGGCGGAGCTGGCGACTTCACGGCGGGAGGGATTTGAGGCCGTGATCGCCCAGTTCCCGATCATGGGCCATAAAGATCAATATGAAGAAGGGCAAATGGATGAGCGTGATGCCATTACGGGCTGGTGCCGTGCCCAGTTAAAGGAGACGCGATGAAGTCCCGCGCGGCACTGATCTCCCTGGCCCCTGCAATGCTCGACGTGCGGCTGCGCGACAGCCAACAGGTCGCGCCGGTACGGACTGAGGAGCAGGTGGCCATCGACATGCTCGTTCGTCTGGTCGCGTTGGGAATTTTGGTCAGTGTGTGCTTGGTCTTGGCGTTTCACTGAGGAGGGCAGGATGGATCGCTATGATGCCTGGTTGACCTCGCCCCCTGAGTGTTCCCATTGCGGGGGCGAGCATAGCCGCCGCTACTGTGCCGACCTCAAGGAATTAGAGGCCGAAGCCGCCGAGAGGAAAGCCGACGAGATGCGCGATGCACGGATGCTCAAGCGGTTGCACCCAGAGGATGACTAACATGGACGCGATTTCAGAAATGTTTACTGAACTGAGACAGCAACTCCCGCCGCTGCCGGATCTCATCAGCAACGGGGATGCTCGACAGAACTGGCTGCATGATATGCGGCTACTGATCCAGGCACTCCCCACGCGGCAGCAACGGGCGGCAGCGGTGATCCAGGTGGCTGACGATTTGTGTACGCTTCGGTATCCAGGGCTGCCGTTGTCGATGGCCGTGAGCTGGCTCTGTGGGCAGTTTGGGATTGCACCGGAGGAGATGACGATTGAGGAGGAGACGCGATGAACGCCAAGGATGCGATGATCGAACTGGAAGTGAACTGCCCGCAGTGCCGAGGGACGGAGTATTGCCGGTATCACGTCGAGCCGAGCTTCGCCTATCCCGAAGCGTATTATTACCATTGCGAGGACTGTAACTACACATCGGAGCCAGAGTAATGGAAACCTACAGCCAAGCCAAGCGAGCCAACTGGCCGCGACCCACCTGTATTGTGTGCCATGCGCCCTGTGCCTACGACCGGGAGTTTCGAGGGGCCACACTGTGCCAAAGTTGCTACCGCGAGGAACCCTTATTCATCACAAGGAAGGAGCTATTATGCAAGCCGTTGCCGTCCATAGCCTAGATAGTGAGAAAGTGGCCCTGATTAAGCAGACCGTCGCCAAGGGCGCGACCGACCTGGAACTGGACCTGTTCCTCCACGCCTGTAAGCGCACGGGCCTGGACCCGCTCATGCGCCAGATTTACGCCATTAAGCGCAAGAACAACAAGACGGGCAAAGAGGAAATGTCGATTCAAACGGGCATCGACGGCTACCGCCTCATTGCCGACCGGACTGGGCAGTATGCGGGCAGCGATGAAGCGACCTATCTCCTGGGCGAGGATGGATTCCCCGATGTGGCCTCAGTGACGGTCTATAAACTCGTTGGGGGACTCCGGTGTGCCTTCAGTTCGTCGGCGCGATGGAAGGAATATGCCCAACCGACCGGCCAGATGTGGCAGAAAATGCCGTTCCTCATGCTGGCGAAGTGCGCGGAAGCCTTAGCGTTACGAAAGGCGTTTCCCGCTGAACTGAGCGGCGTCTATACCCATGAGGAGATGATGCAGGCCGATACCGCCCCTGCGACCCCTGGACTCACCTATGACAAGAAGTACCCTGGACCCAATATCGTGCCTCCACAGGCCAGCACGGGGCCCTCTGAGCGTACTCCTGGGGTGGACCTGGGGCAAGACCTGGCGGACAAGGTGGCGTTGGCGCAATCGGTGGCGGAATGTGCGGCGGTGGGGAACGAGATTGAGGCCGCCATTCTGGTATCCGATGAGGATAAGCGGGCGTTGCGGGTGATGGTGAGTCAACGGCTCACGGAATTGACCGTGCCTGCGAAGGCCAAGAAAGGCTAATCATGCCTCCCTGCCAGAAATGCTATGGATTCGTCGCGGTCCTCGCCGATGATTGCCTGTGCATGAACTGTGGATGGAGGCCCCCATTGACCCCCCGCCCCACGGTCTATCGGGAGACAGGCAGCCAGTGCGAGTGCGAGCGGCAGACGGACGGGGTGAGCGGGACATGCAAACTCTGCCGCTACAGCGGCCATGCGGCGAAGATAAAGGCGGGGCATGCCAAGACGACCATTCAACATATCTGTAAACGGGACGCCTGCGACGTGCTCTGCGACCCGGGGAAATTCTATTGTCCGTTCCACCGCCCCAAAGCCCGTTCGCACAAGCGGCGCAACGGCCCCACGCTGCCGGTGATTCAAGAGGCGACAGGATGAAGGGGAAACCCTCCCCGTACCGGCTCGACGACTGTGACGGATGCCGCGCCCTGCACCGGCGCTTGGAGCAGGTCACGACGAGTGTGCGTCGCGTCGGGTACGACACGGTCGAGGCGCTGGCCGACGCCTATTGCGCGGTGATGAATCACCGCACGGATCTCCGGGACCAACTCGCACAGGCCAAGGCCGAGATCGAGGACTGGCGCAGCAAGCTCCAGAAGGCGTTGACACGTTGACCAAGACGGCATCATGGAGAGCGACGTGATAAAGCTAAAAACGCATTATAGCGGTAAGCAGTCCCGTGCATTCTGGAAGCATATTGATACGTTTTACCGGATAGGTGGGGCGTGGGATGAAGCCTATCAACTGGGAGTCTTGTTGCAAAATATGGAATCGTTTGTATTGAAACGACTCGATAGGTTAAGGCCATCGTGAGACAGAGCCTCATCACAGAACAAGATCTGGAACGGTTCAACGAGAATATGCGGAAGATCAAGGGCACGGTGGGGAATGCGAATGCGAACAGGGAGGACCGGCTTGGGCCTGTGAAGAACGTCGCACCTACGGTCGCCTCACCCCAATATCGCAGCAAGTGGGAAGCGGCGTACGCCAACAAACTGGAGTTAGAGAAGCGGGCGGGGCATATTACCGGATGGCGGTATGAACCGTTCTCACTATGGCTACCTGGGAAGATACGGTATAAGCCAGACTTTATGGTGTGGCGTGAGTGTGGCGATGGATACGGAAAGGTAGCCCGGATAGAGATTGAAATTATCGAGGTGAAGGGATGGAGCCGCAACCGTCGTGACGGCATCACGCGCCTCAAGATTGCGGCGGCGCTATTCCCCTGCTTCGTGTGGCGCATGGTCTACAGAACTAAAGGCGGGGGATGGGACGGGGAGTACCTCTAGGGTTTCTCCGTACACAGTTTCAGGGCCGCCTTGAGGCGGATGTTCTCCATGAACAGTGCCTCGTGTTCTTCCAGCAAGGCGCGGCGGCAGTCCCGTGACGTGATCTCGCGCTCGACCGTCACAGGGTCAGGTTTTGGCTGACAACTCCCGAAGCCGGTCAAGCAAAGCATCGACAGCATCAGTGTCGCCACGGTCCAACGCAATTTTATATGCTGCATGAATGACCTCCAACTCGTGTTCGCGCTTCATCGCCGCCAGTCCGGTTGGATCGACGACGAAGCCGAAGATCTTTGTCAGCAGCATCGCGACCGCGCCCACATCGCCTGGCATTAGGGCACCTTCACGGTCGCGGCCACGTCATCCAGCGGCACGAGCACGGCGGGATCAATCTTGTTCTTGAACGCGAGGACATCGACCGCACGCACGATATTCTGGACCCTGCTGGCGTCCGCCGTGGAGATGAACCCACCGGCCACGATGAGCGGTTCGATGACCTCACAGACGCCCGCAATCGGCGGATACAGCCCGCCGATGATTTTACAGATCAGGTAGCCGATGGCGTAGCCGGTCGTTTTCCAGTTCACTGTTTGGATAAATTCCGACATGCTAGCCGACCTTCGTGCCGTTGTCGGTGGTCAAGGCCCCGACTGTGGTGGGACCGGCGAAGGCGGCGGCGAGGATCGACACCCACTGCACATTGCTGAAGTTACAGCCCGCCTGACTCATCACCGCCGCGATAATGCCCATGGCGATGACGCCGACGGCGGACCCGCCCAACGTCGATTTCCAACTCCCGAAGATGCGTTGTAGGATGCTCATGGTATTCCTCCTTGGGTTATTTGACCGTCTGTTGCTTCTGCTGCACGGCGGCGCGAGTCTCTTGGAGTTGCCGCTCCAGGTCGGCGCGTTCCTGGCCCAGCCGTCGGTACTCGTCGCGCATGACGCCAGGGGCCTTGTTGATGTTCCCGCCATAGTTCTTTTCCAGTTCCCACTGACGCTGCCTGATGTCCTTCATGTTGTCTTGCACGATCTTAGATTCCAGTCGTTCCCCGACCAACACGATGTTGTCGGTGTTGGCGTCGATCTTTTGGAGCAGATCGTGCGCCGTGGAGATCCCACCATACGCGCCTGCGAGGACTGAGCCGGTGACGATCAATCCTCCCGCAATCACGCCCCAATGTTCCAGCATATAGACCATCCCTGTTGAGTGTTTCGTGCGGGCCATCAGCGGTCTCGCCGGACTTCCTTCAGCACCGCGTCCAACTTCACGTAGATTTCCTTTTGCCCCTCTTTGAGTTCCGCGAGGATGAGGGAGGTGTTGACTTGGCAGGCTTTGACGACGGCGAGTTGGGTGTTGTGTTCAGCGTGCAGATCGCTGAATCCTTCCATCTTGCATTCCATCTCAGCCATGCGCGTATGCAACTCCTTTTTGGCGTGACTGAACCACGCCATTGCCGACCCCACTCCCGCTATTCCCGCCACGACGACCGTGATGACATCACTAATCGTGACCGTGGGCTCATTCACGCTTCACCGGCTGTTTCGCGCCCTTGCGTTTAGGACAGTACCGTGTCGCGTGCGCGTAGCCTTCGTCGTGCCTGAGTTCTTGCAGGCAGAGCGGGCACAGATACGGTTCGCCTTTCTTGCGGCGTATGAGGAGCTTCTTCATACTTGGACCTGTGAGGCGCGGCCTGTTGGCGAATCAGGGTAATAATCCCAACATACGTCAGCCGGGTGCGTCGTCGAGATGCCAATGTGAATGAAGGTATTGCCAATCCCGATGCGCCGCACGCCCATCGAGAACAGTTCCCGGAGCATCTTGTACCGCGTCGTGGACCGTTGGCAGAGCACGTCCGCCGCCATCGAGGGGTCTGCCGTATGTTCACTCACGGCCACGCCACCGACCTCGCGGTTATGCTCGACGGTGCGATAGCCACTGGTCACTTGAATTTCAAAACCTAATCGATGCTCTAATAGCGTCAGTACGGCCATTAAATCTGGGTGAAGATTTGATGTTTGACCTGTCATGCTGAAATCCCTAGATACGCTTGAAACATCAACGTCAGCCGCTTCACCTGGGCGGCGGTCAGTTCCTCGCTAATCACCATGGCCGCCATATAGACCCCATCACTGGCATTGATCGTCCCGGCAGCACTGGTTTGGAAATTCCCCACCGCTGCCGTCTTGTTGTTCATGGCGACATAGGCTCCGCCACTGTTGGCGTTCGTGTCATCGTCTCGCCCTCCTGATTAGTTACTCACATCCGCCGCCGTGCGGCCTACTCCGTCCGTATCTCTAGCTCGGAGTTCCAGGTGATGTTCGTGGCGGCAACCCCTGTAATTCTGCCTCTGGCAAAGTTCCCTGTCACATCAATCGTCTGGTCCCATGCCGCGTTGCTTTCCACCTCGTAGGTCGATTGCACGGCCCCTTGCAATACCGCCCCGGCTCCATCTCGATAGATCAGCGCCGACTTGTTGTACATGGCGCGGTCGCTGGCATCATCTTTCATGCCCACCGTGCGAAGCGTGATCTGGGCGGCGGAGTTGTCGTTGAGCAAGGCATAGAACACGTTGGTGACGGTCGCGTTCGTGGTGGCTTGCCCGTGGAAGCGGTGGCGCACGTAGAGGCGCGTGGGCATGTAATCAAAGAACAGCCCGTCGCTCGTCTCGTGCCCCTTGGCTTCGTTGTCGATGATGCGAATATCGCTCACGGTCTGCGCGGCGGAGTTGTCGTAGTACACAGGATATTTCTGGTGCTGCCCCGCGTTGTTGGTCATCTTGTTGTTGGAGACCGTCACCGAACCGAGCGTGGCCCCTGCCGCTGATTTGATGTAGACGCCAGAGACGTTGGCCGTGTTCGACGTGTTGTTATCTTCGAGGTGATTGCCCGTGACCAGCACATTCTGCGCGGCTTCGACTTGAATCCCTGCGGAGGAATTTAGATAACAATAATTCCCCTCGACCAGAACATTGTTGTCGCTCTGCACGAAGATGCCTTGGGAGCTAACATTCACGCCGTTGCTGTAGACGATGTTCCCCCGCACCAGGTAGCGCCCAAATTGTTGCGACGAGGCGGCTGAATTTCGCACCGCAATGCCGTAGCCTTCGACGGTGCCCTGCCCGTTGCTGTAAACCGTATTACCCTCGATGCGCACATACATCGAGTTGTAGTAGGGGCCAGTGCCAGTCGTGGCGGCGTAAATGCCAATCCCCTGACATAGGGAGACGTAGTTACCGACGATGGAGATATTGATGCCACCGAGGCACTGGATGCCAGGGGTGTTGGTGTTCCCCGTACACGACCTGACATGGTTTCCTCTCACGGTAAAATTCTTCGTTTGCGTGGAGGTGTTGACCCCAGATTTGGTGGTCGCTTCAATCAGACAATGCTGAATCGTGCCAGAGGAGCCGATTTCACCAATGGCCCCCGCCGACGTGCCAATCCCGTTCACGCCTTGGGTTCCCGATTCGCCAGGCGTTCCGCCGCCTGTGACCCAGACGTGATCCACGAGGACATCGATGGCGTTGTTGAGCGTGATGAGTCCGGCGTCCAACTGCCCCTTGAGCGAGCCGTCCACTTTGAAGTCACGCAACACCACGCCGTTGATTGCGGCATAGGCCACACCCTGGACGAGGATAGGGAGAAAGCGAGTGACCGCCGAGTCCGCCTTAATAATCGACCCCCAGCCTGCCCCCACGAGCTGCATCGTCTTGGTGATGAGGAGTCGGTCAGTTGTTTTATACGTCCCAAGCGGGAGGAACACGGTGCCGCCCGTCACTTGTGCCGCTGTGATCGCGGCATTGATGGCCACAGTGTCATCGGTCGTACCGTCCCCAATTGCGCCATAGTCCTTGACGTTGAATATCTCTGCAAACCGTGTCGCCAGCAGGCGGGCCGTGGTGGAGCCGGTGGCGGTGACGGAGGTGCCGCTCGCGGTTTGCCCATCGACCACTGAGGGATTGCCACTGCCATCGAAGGTAAAGTATTTATTGGCCCGAGTCGCCACCACGGGGATACTCGCAATCGAGGCTTCCGTCACCGGCACCGTGAGAGACCGCGTGAGCCGCTCGTCGAACTGCTGGTTCCCCATCACGGCGAGATCGAGGTTCTTCTCCGTCGTCTTGGCGGGGAACGCCCCTGCCACGTCATAGACGGAGAGCTGCGTGAGAGGCACCACGCGCAGCAACAGGACTTGGACGCCGGTCCCAGGGGCCACGGTAAAGGTGACGTAATTCGCGGTCCATGGGGACAGGATGCCGCCCACGGTGTAGCCCGTTGTGGCGAGCACCCCGTCTCGATAGACTTCGAGATGGGCCGCCGCGTAGAGCAAGCGGTTAAAGTAGAAGACGGTGCTCACACTGTCGCCCGTCGCCACCACGCGGTTACTCGTGCTCGTCAGTGCCATGCGTGCCTCCTGTCAGTTTAATGTAGAAGGTCTTGGTCACACTGTCGCCGGTGGCGACGACGCGGTTCGAGGAGGAGGTCAGTGCCATAATTATTCCTATTTTACGGACTGATTGATGGTGCTGATAATCGTCCCGGTGCAAACCTGTTTGGTTTTGTCGGCCATCCTTCTTGTTGTCTCTCCGTTTTCATATCAAGTTTATTACGGATTTCCTCATATTCGTTAAGGAATGCGTCTTTTCCTGACTGACGATGGTTTGACACTATTTGTTGGACTTGCCGTTCAGCTTCCGTATCATCAAGGGATTCACTATCCCCTGCCCATGTTGATAGATCCTCTGGTAATCCGTCCGTCACGGCATCAAGATATTTGTCGTATAGGTTTGCTGAGAGTGGGACGCCATCAATTTCCTTTGCCGGTTTTGTCAGGACGATATTGTGTGCCTTGAGGGCTTGCCATATTGCAGGATCTTCTGATTCCAACCCATGACTAAACGCATTCCACCATCCCCCGCGTCGGTAGATGATCCGTCCAAGTGCATTCTTCTCTGCGGGTAAGGTATCGGAAAGTCCTGGCGTCATTTGTTTCAGATGGTCAATGGTGTCAATCGCCAAGCGTGTTTGAGGATCTAGCCCGCCTGTGATCTGTCGCAAGGCACCTGAATAGGGCACCGTGGCACTGACAAACGCATGATTGAACCAGTCTGAATACGACTCAAAATCCCCAGAGAGCGCCGTATTGAGTGTGCCCACTAATCCTTGCGTCCACTGTTTGATGCCCACATTCCCGACGACGGCCAACGCCAGAGCTTGAAATCCTTCATTCAGTTGGTCGATCTTGTCTGGAGGCGTATAACTCATTAAGTCCACCATATCGGCTACGGACGACGTGAGGGTGCAGAAGGGTTCAAAGGCGGTACAGGAACGATAGGATTTCGTCACAGGGTCCCACCACGCATTCGGAATTTTCCCTGTTGCCTCTATCCAATGTTGTTTGGCATCTTGTCCACGAGGTCCATTGCCCGTAATCAACCCTTCCCTAGCTAACCCATACATCGTATCTAGCATAACGGTTGAGAATCCGATTTTCGCCAATTGCGTCAATCTCCGTGTCCCACCCGCATTGATTTCCGCACGGACTGCCGGAGAAATAAGAGACAACGGACCAGTGTATTCAGCTGCCATCTTCGACACATTCGCCATGATGTTCGTAAACGGCATGAGCCATCGTCCCACAGGGAATCCTGATGGAAACCCAGCTTCACGAGGTCCAATCGTCAAGGTATCGGCGATTCGTCCCACGGATTTCGCTGCTGTGCCTAATTCCTCCTGCAACGCCACATATTGGGAGAACCGTTTGGCATCCTCAACCAATTCTGGGTACCGATCTGGATTCGCCATCACGTCCCGCCTGATATTCTGCACACGTTGTACAGCTTCCACCCCGGTGAGTCCTTCTTGTTCCACCGTTTGATAGGCCAAGCGCAATGCCAGTGCACGGAGTTCTGCTTGATGCGCTCCCACTTTGTTTGCGGTATCGCCAGCTAAGAGCATCCTACCGCCCAACGTCGAGGCGAGGTCAATCCCTTGTGTCGTCCACCGCCGAGCGGAGGTTGACATCCACGAGGTCGCAAACCCCATCGGACCAGTCGTATAGAGCCAGAGCGCGGTATCAGAGACTTGTGGTATCGTATGTTCAAGTTTGGA